TATGTTACTGGTACTGTAGAGCCGTGAATTAGAATCAATCCAATCCAACCGCAAATCTCACCAAACTGACGTACAATCCAGTTGTACCATTCTGTCACTTTAATCATTTCAAATTTCTTTTTTAAGTAGTTTAAGAGTAGGTCTAAATTTTTGATAGAGTCCGACTTCACGTCCATATGCTTCAATCTCCCATAATGATTCCCAATATTCATCACCCTGATATTGTTCCCTCTGAAACGTTACCAAGTTCCCTTTTTCATGGAATTTCAATTCACATTTTGCATATTGCTTAACGTGAACCATTTCATGTGCAAGGCATTGTAAAACACGCTTGCCAAGTTTATTCCATTCCAAATTTATTACAAAATTCTTTTTACTTGCATTACCAAATTCATCATCTTTTGGAAATGCTTCGCCTAGTATTTTGTTTTTTGTGTAAAAATCTTTTATGACGTTTACATTGATTTCTAAAGAATCCGACAACCTGTCACTCATCAAACGGCTTGCATAAAAATGCGTAGCCATCTTCATAATTTTTCGCTCTTTTGGTGTCAATATAACACCCTTTGACCTTAGATTGAGTTTCATGTCTTTTTCCTATCTTATGTCTATTGTAACACCATTTATGGTATTCTGTCAACATATATTTAGTGAAAAGACTGGTATTTCACATTATGAAATTAGACCTTTAGATTGCCAAAATCTCTGTTTTTCTGCATTCTTTTACCAAATCCAGACTTGTCAAACACTGGTTTGTCCTCTTCAATCTGACCACTATCGGAAATGTTAGTCTGCGCTGACTCTTCGGCATCATATAGCTTCATTTTTGCTCTGTCAACACCAATTACAAAACGCTTGTTTGTCGTTGGGTCACTGTATCGATTCTTCAATTGCTTGACCATGATTTGATTCAAATCTGCAAGTTCTTCGGTAGAAATCAAAGCAAACATCAAGTCAGCAGTGGCAGGCAAACCGAATGATTCTGAAGTATCTTCAAGACCAACGTCTGAGTTTGTGTAACCACTTCTCGTTGTTTGTGTAGCAGATACGACTGGCACTTTATGTTCAACTGCAAGACCACGCAACTCTTCTGCGATTGCTTTAATGTATGTGTAAGAGTTAATAGAAGAACCCATCTTCATACGTGCAGAAGAACAAATGTTCAGATAGTCAATGTAGATGATATCAGGAATGAATTGTCTTTTCAATTTCAACTCATTCAACAAATGATTGAAGTGATTTACGTTAGCACTAGCAGTAGGATATTCTTTGATGATTAGTTTACCCTTTGTTTTCTCACGCAATGACTCAACTTTGCGTAGATAAGTTTCTTTAGGCATTCCGATCAATCTATCAAGTTCAACGTTCATCAAGTTAGCATCGATACGTTCTGCAATACGTTCTTCAGCCATTTCCATTGTAATGTACAAAACATTCTTACCCATAGTCAGATTGGCTGCGGCACAGTGACACATGAACAAAGACTTACCAACGCCAGTACCAGCAAGAACAATGTTCAAAGATTTTTCTGCAAGACCACCTTTAGTGATACGATTCAGATAGTCAAGGTCGAATGGAATTCGTCTTTCAACTTTATGATAAAAGTCATATCGTGTTTCTGCGTCATCAATGAAATCGTGACCAACGTGATTATCAAAAGAAACGGAAAGCGCATCTGCTAGAATTTTAGGGATTGAACCTTTGTCAAGTTTTTCTGAATTGTTTTTACTCTTGTCATCAAGAATCTGAATACTCTGCATGATGCCGTTGTAGATAGCTTTCTCTTGACAGAAATCTTCAGTCGCATCAATAAGCCACTTAGTGTCAGACACTTCAGGATCAATTGTAATATCTTTGACTAGAGCAACAGTTTTCTTGTGCTGGTCATCAGTTAAATTTACTTTTTTATCAATCTCAATTACCAACGCTTCTTTCGTTGGCATTGAGTTATACTTGTTCACATAACTTTGAATCTCTTCAAACAATAGTTTTTCTGAAGATTCATGAAAATACTCACCCTTGATAAAGGGCAATGATTTTCGTGTGTACTCTTCATCCAGTAAAAGATGTTTGAGTATCTTTTGTTCCAAGTTCATTCTTATACCTTTTCTCTGCTTCTTCCAATGAATTTCTCAGCAAGTCGTTTAGAATCTCGCCAAGTTGACTTTCAAATGCTTCGTTGCCATGAAGCATTTTATGTTCTTCACTCATTATATCATAGTTGAAGCCAATTGAATACGTTCCATCAGCATTTTCTTCTTCGGCAAAGTTAATCTCACCGAAGTGGAACTCTACGTCTTTGAATTCACCGACATTGATTTTGATAGAAGCAATAACATCTTTATCTTTGTATTTGATATCACGATCTGTGATTTCATAGTCTTCATTAATTTTCATCTGCCAACTCCAACTCTTGTTCCTCTTCGTCAACAGATGCACCATCTTGACCATACAAGAATTCTTTCTTACACGCTTCGTCAATCTGATCCAAGATATCTTTAGTGAAATACTTTTCTGGCTCTTCGTTGATGTTCTTACCGAAGACTTTTACACCATTAGACAATTCGTAGCGAGTAGAAACTTTCTTAATGATGCCGTACTTTTCTGCAATTTCAAGCAAGCCGAAGTATCTATCAAGACCTGTACTGTATGTAATCTTCACTTCAACTTGAGAATTCTCTTTTGTCAAACGTGACTTCTGCAACTTGCAACGAACAATGTTACCGACAACTGCTGTGCCGTCTTTGTCTTTACGCTTAGACAAGTAAACGATTGTGGATGCTGTGTACTTCAGACCAGAACCACCAGACATTTCTTTAGTTGGGATGTACGCACCAACAACATCATAAACGTGATTCGTTACAAGCAAAGGCACACCAATCTTAGCAAGTTTCAAATTCAATACACGAAATGTTGCTTTGAGAATTTGACTCTTTGTCATGTCTTTTGTTTCTTTGCCTTCAGCAGTATCTTCCATCTCTTTAGTAGAAGACAACTGACCAAGAGAGTCAAGAACCATAATCATTGGCTTGCGCTTTGCTTCTGGTTGCGCTTGATACTTCTCAATAATTTGCAATGCAGTATGACGAAACTTTTGAATCGTATCTGGCTCAGAGATAACGACACGCTTAGTGTCAACACCACGGGATTCCATCATTTGTTTTGTAACTGCGGCTTCTGTATCAAAGTAGATAACACCGCCTTCAGGATTTGCATCAAGGAATTGTTTAACAATGCCAAGCACAAAGAATGTTTTACCTGTTGATGATTCACCAGCGAATGCAGTCACTTTGTTGTTGGGCACACCACCATAGATGCTACCCGATAGAACAGCATTCAATGCATATGAACCTGTGTCAATGCAACCGCTATATTCAGCAGATGCACCACCCTCAGATAAAATCTTTGTGTCTTCATCTTTTAGTTGGTCAACTAAATCTGTGAAAAAATTGCTCATTGTGTTTTTCCTTCATAATATTTGTTTAATAATTTAGGCGAATGTTGTTCATACTCAACAACATCTGGTTCACCCTTCTTCTGTAATTCTAATTCATACGTGCGTTTGCGGAGTTCCGATGTGCTATAACTGTGATTTCTCACATGATAGTATAACTCAATTCCGTTCTCAATGCAATATTGTTTGCCAGTAAAGTCTTTGTTTTTGTATTCTTCACCAAGAAATCTTATGTGCATTGTTTGCGTCATAATTAGATTGGCTAAGTCTTCTTCGGTATGGTAGACAAGAATTTCGTCCACATACTTACATGCCTGCAACTGAACATATCGCTCGTATACAGATTGTACGGGTTTATTTTTTGTGCTAGGTCTGTCTACAGTAGGATCAACTTGTAGCGCAACGATCAAATAATCACATAACTTTTTTTCCATCTTTAACATCGTTACATGACCAGCATGAAACAAATCAAATGACGAACAATTAAAACCAATCTTCATAAATTACCTTTCTGCAAACTCCGCAAATTTTGATCTACCATTTCTAGTGTATTTTCTCTTAAAATCATCTAGTTCTTCTTTCGTCATGGGTATAGGTTCCATGAGTGTCGCATTTAAGTTCTCATCGCCAATAGGTTGCTCTGTCGTTTGCTTTTTTTGTTTTCTTTTTTGTTTTGGTGCAACCGCAACAGGAGGAATATCAACTTCATAACCACCAGACTTTTCTTCTTTTTCTTTTGCTATTTGTCTCAAAGAGAAATTGCCTGCAATAACAAGCAATACTGCCATCGGGTCAAACACAAGAACTAAAAGAATGATAACGAATCGTACAGACTTATCTAGTAAACTAGAATCAATGCTGTCTCCATAGATTAGCGCCGCAATATATTTGATCGGACCAACCTCTGCTTCCACTTTACGAATTTCGGCGGCGATAGGAGCCCTTTCTTCATTAAGAGTCGAAATCCGCTTGTTATATGTTTCGATTTCTTTAAGTAAGCGACTACGTTCTGCCTGTTGGGCTTTGCGTAGACTTGCCGCTTTCTCTGCACCCTTTTCGCTTGTTGAGCGAACCATAGTTTGGTCCACCGAATCATCCATTTGTTTGATTTGCTTGCGATTAACATCAATATTATCTTTCTCAACTTTAATCTTCTCATCGATCATTTCAATTTTTGCAGACACATCACCAGTGATGAGTGTTTGGTCATTGTGTGCTTTAGAGAGATATCCAAAAATGCCTAATGATGTAATGAACATCAGAATCATAACTGCAATTGTGAAATAGTACTTCAGAAATTTCGGAGCAACTTTCCAATTC